GAAAATAAACCTACATTTTTACACGCGCATAAATTAATGCGTAAAATTGGTGATTGGATGCCAACAAAAGAAGATATTAATACAACTAAATGGGAAGAAGTATCAAATGTTATAAATGATAATTTCTTTTTTATTGAAAATGAAAGATATGATTTAGATTCTGTATTAAGTAAAGGAGCACAGCTTGTTAAAAGAAAAGGCATAAAGTGCTTGGTTATAGACCCTTACAATAAAGTTAAAATGAATGGATCTGCAGCTATGAGTATACCTGATGCTACAATGGAATATTTAACTCGTATAGAAGCTTTTGCTAAAAAATACGACGTGCTTGTTATAGTTGTTGCACACCCTACTAAAATGTATAAAAAAGATGATGGCACTTTAGATGAACCTAATATGTATAATATTAAAGGCGGAGGAGAATGGTATGATGCAAGTTATCATGGGTTATTAGTACACCGCAATTATGAAAAGAAAACTGTTAAAGTAAAAGTTTTAAAAGTTAAATTTCAAAATTTAGGAGAGAATCAAGCTGAAGCTCATTTTAAATGGGATCATATAAGTGGTAACTATATACCTATTGTAGATGTAACAAACAACATTATGCCATGGGAAGTGGATTAAAAAGTAGAAAAAAAAGAGATAATTATTCATTACCGGAGTATCTTGCAAATGAAAATGAATTAAAGTGGTATAATTATTGTGTTAAAAATGATATAAGAATATCACCAATGGGTATTTATAAAGATCCTAATAACTGGCATATAGAAGTAAGATTAGGACCATATAAAAAAGGAGAAAAAGGTTATGTTTCACCTAATGTATATGATAGAAAAAGTATATGGAAAGAATATTATTTAATGTGTAAATATTACTATGATAAGCATACAAGAGGAGTATAGAGGATTATTATCAGGTACATTTTATGGAGGAACATTTAAGCCAGATAGAACAAATACGGGAACTAAATCTGTATTTGGAAGAATGTTATATCATGATATGGCACTTGGTTTTCCATTATTAACAACTAAAAAAATATATTTTGATCATGCAATTACGGAATTATTATGGATATTACAAGGGCGTACTGATCTTAAGTATCTACGCGACAATGGTGTTACTTATTGGGATGCTGATTATAATAGATCAAATAGGACTGATGGCACGCTTGGCCCTGTTTATGGGCACCAGCTTCGGAACTTTAATGGTGTTGATCAACTTAAAAATATACTCATCAAAATTAAACAAGAACCGAGCTCAAGGCGCATTATGGCAAGCTTATGGAATCCCAATGATATGGATGATATGGTGTTACCTCCTTGCCATTACGGCTTTCAAATATATATAAATGATGGAAAAATGGATTTATGTTGGCAACAGCGATCAGTTGATATTTTTCTTGGGCTTCCTTATGATATTGCAATGTATGGTTTATTATTACTTATGCTTTGTAAAGGAACAGATTATACGCCCGGTAGGCTCATTGCTTCCCTTGGTGATTGTCATATTTACAGTAATCACTACAATCAAGTGGAACAACAGCTATCCCGTAATTTTCGCAAACTTCCTTCTGTTAGCGTCGATTTTGGACTTAATATTATTGAAGGAGCTGGAGGATTTTTAAGAATACCAATAAAAAGTATGGTGCATATTTCAGGATATGATCCACACCCACCAATTAAAGCAAAATTAAATACATAATTATGAAAAAAATATTATTATTATTATTGCCATTATTAAGTTATGGCCAAATGCAACAAACATTTAGTGGAGAAACATTGTTTGTAAATGGAAATGAATATGAAATTGTAGGAAAAAGTGTTGATTTTTTGTACAATGTATCTGAAGTAACAGTAGAAGATGTAATAGATGCACCATCGGATTATGATGCTGTTTATAATTATGATCTATATAGAGAAAATAATTTTAATATTGACTTAAATATTTTTCAAGAAAAAATAGGTAAGGCTATTATTAAAGGACAAGATAACGAATACTATTTAATAAATTTATATGGAAACAACTATTAAAAAAGGTAAGTATAAAATATATCATATCCTTGGTAAAAAGATTGGTTGTACAACAAATGTTAAAAAACGCGTTGAACAAGAACAAGGATTTAAACCGGGCGAATATGAAATTTTATATGAAACAGATGATATAGGTAAGGCTTCTAAAACTGAAAAACTTTTACAAAAAGATTTAGGTTATAAAGAAGATATAAAATTATATAAAGATTTATTTAAAAAAAATATGAGTAAACACAGTTCATCCGAAGCAACAACAACATATAAAATATCTACTAAAAATATTAATGCAAGTTTTTTAGCTGATATGGAAATTGAAACATCTTATGGTAAATTTATATTAGACTCACAAGATAAAATTGATTGGGTGTTGAGTAACGTTAATCAAAGCCAGTATGGCCCATCAACTTGCTATACATACAATAAAGCAATGTCCGAAGCGGGCGCATTCCAAAAATATGAATCAAAAGATAATTTTGATAATATACGCAACTGGGCTAATGAAAGAGGTATTATAGAAAAAGGTGATAGTAAAACTCAATATATAAAATTAATGGAAGAAGCGGGTGAACTTGCTGAAGGCTTACTAAAAAAAAATAAAGATGAAATAAAAGATGCTATTGGTGATATGATTGTTGTGCTTACTAATTTAGCTGCTTTAGAAGGGCTTGCAATTGAAGAGTGTATTGAACATGCTTATAATGAAATACGTGATAGAAAAGGTAAAATGATTAATGGAACATTTATAAAAAATTAAATATGAGCGCTAGAAAAGATAAAATAATAGGAAGTGTAATTGAAAAGATTTTAAAACGTTCTGAAGCTGGTTATAAAAAATACGGTGTTGGTTTAGATAAAGATGAACAAACACTTGATACATGGCTTAATCACTTACAAGAAGAACTTATGGATGCTGTTAACTATATTGAAAAAGCCAGATCTGTATTACAAGATGAAGTTGAAGAATGTTATATACGTGATTCAAAAAGTATAAGTCGTTATCCTGAATCTAATTATTGGACACAAGATACCACATGAGATTAAAAAGAAGATCTAAAAAGAAAGGCCCAGTACAAGCAAAAAAAATATCTTATGATGGAATTAAATTTGCATCCGGTCTTGAAAGATATACCTATATGGCTTTAAAAAAAGCAAAGTTATTTGAAGGTTACGAAAACGAAGTGTTTCAACTTATAAAAGGCTTTAATTTTAATAATATATCATATGAAAAACAAGCTAATGGTAAAGGTGAATACGTTGATAGAGGCCAAAAAAAAATATTAGGTATAAAATATACACCTGATTTTGTTGGCAAAGACTATATAATAGAATGTAAAGGGAGAGCTAACGAGTCTTTTCCTATAAGATGGAAATTATTTAAATTATGGCTCACGAAAAACAATATTGGAAAGACGCTTTACAAACCGCAAAATCAGAAAGAAGTGGACAGGACAGTGGATTTGATAAAGCAGCAGAGAAAAAGAAATCAAGATTAATGTATAATAGAAGGCTCTTACAAAGAGAAATTAAAGAGCTTCTTAATAAAAAAATTATAAAGTATGGAGAAATTGTTAGGCTGCATAGAAGATATGGAATTCAGTCTGAAGGATCATTATAAAGAGCGAATAAATTGGCACATGAAAATGTTAAAATATTATTTAGATGAAAAGTACAGGTTGGGAACTTAGCGCAGGATTATATCCTGGTGTTCTTATAGGAATAAGAAGCTACACAGAAGAAAAATTTACAGAACACGTTTTTTATTTACCATTTATAGAATTATGTTTAACAATACATTATGAATGAAGAAGCATTAGAAGAATATATTAGAAAACATTATCCTAGAATGTTTAAAAATAAACTTGTTATTATAGAAGAACAAGAAAAATTTATTACAGTTAAATACAACAAGGACGCAAGTCCTATAATATTAAGTAAAGATGTACTCAAAATTATATGATATGTTATTAAAATCTGCAAAAGCAGATAAATCAAAAGCAATGCTTAGCTTAGATTTGTTAAGTGAAAAAGCTGCTGGTATAGGAGATCATTCAACAGATGATTTTTATAAAAATGCAGAACAAGCTTTGCAAATGTTAGTTGATGCTGACGATAGAATTGAAGCACTAAAAATTTATTTTGATGAAGGAAAGTAAACTATTAGAAATGCAAAATAAAGTTGAAGCGCTAGGAAGTGCTTTAACAAGGGTAATTAATGAAATGACTAATCTTAAAGATTTAAGTATTGGTACAATGGAATTAGTAAAAAAATTACCTGATTACGATAAGGCTTTAGAAGAATTAAAAGAACAATATAAAAAGAAAAAAGATGAGTCTATTCAAACAAAGGATACCGTATAAGCCATTTGAATATCCTGAATATTACACAGATGGTTGGCTGAAACAAGCACAAGCATTTTGGTTGCATACAGAAATACCTATGCAAGGTGATATTAAAGATTGGAATGAAAAATTAACTTCAGAAGAAAAAAACTTAGTTGGTAACATCCTTTTAGGATTTGCACAAACTGAATGTGCTGTATCAGATTATTGGACACAGAAAGTAGTTAGGTGGTTTCCAAAACACGAAATACAACAAATGGCCATGATGTTTGGTTCACAAGAAACAATACACGCAGTTGCTTATTCTTATTTAAATGAAACATTAGGATTAGAAAATTTTGAAGCATTTTTACATGAACCTGCTACAGCCGCTAGATTTGATAATCTTGTTAGTTATAGTGGTACTGACCCTGTAGGTATTGGTAAATCTTTAGCCGTATTCAGTGCATTTGCTGAAGGTGTGTCTTTATATTCAGCATTTGCTGTGCTTTATAGTTTTCAATTACGTAATTTACTTAAAGGTATAGGACAACAAATGAAATGGTCTGTAAGAGATGAATCGTTACATTCTAAAATGGGTTGTCAATTATTTAGGCATATGTGCCAAGAAACTAAAGGATTACAAAATGATTCTCATGAACACATTATTAAAGCGGCCTCAACAATGCTTGAAGCAGAAGAAAGATATATTGATAAAATGTTTGAACAAGGAGATATTGAAAACCTCAAAGCTTACGACCTCAAACAATTTATTAGAAAAAGGCTTAACGAAAAAATTGTTGAGCTCGGTTACAGCAACCAACGGAAGCACTTTGAATTTGACGAAATCGCAGCAAGCAATCTTGACTGGTTCTACCATCTTACCGGGGGGCACACTCATACTGATTTTTTTGCTGTTAGGCCTACTGATTACTCGAAGGCTAACGAAGGAGAAGATTTTGAAGATATTTGGTAGTTATGAAAAAAATAAGTAAAAATAAATTTAGACAGTGGAAATTAAAGCAACCTTTATGGCTGCAACTTTTAATTGAAATACTTATTTTTATATTTATATTTTGGGTATTAAATTTAATATTTAATCCCTTTGGATACAGAATAACACCGTGGTAAAAAAAATAAAATGAAAAAATTATTATTATTATTATTATTTAGTGCAGCATCATATGCTCAAAGCAATAAAATATATGGACTATGGTATAATGCTGAAGGAGAGTTTGTTAAGATATTTGAAAATGATACTTTTAATAGATTTACTGTAGAGGTTGGTACAAGAAAAAAAATAACCGTATCAACGGGAACAATAGAATATGTTAATAAAGAATTACGCATTGTAAGAAAAGATACAGTAGATAGCTATAGCCTTTGTTATTATATAGGTAATGAAACTATGGTTGTATGCAGACCAAGATCGCAACAAGCATGGTTATGGCAGAAGATAAGCAACTAAAAAGAATTTGCAATGTTTGCAAAAAAAATAAAGAAAACAAACACTTTAAGCATGAAGGTAAAAAAACATGTGCTAGGTGTGAGTTCCGCTGGAAAACATCTTTTATAAGGTTATTAGTACACGATAGAAGATTAACAGCCAAAGAAAGATTATCAAATAGACTAGGATATATGGGTTCTGCTTTTATAATGTTATCACCTTACATATTAAACTATGGCAATATAGGTGCTATAACATATATACTTGGGGGTTTGTTATTAACTCCTCAGGTATGGATTGCAAAACAATGGAACTTAGTTATAATAAATATTAACTTAGTAGTAGGTTATATAATGTATATATTATTATAGTATGTGGAATAATGAATGGATAAAAGGTCAAGACTATCCTGCATGGGGAGATACTGATGTTTATAAAAAAACTATATCAGGAGGTTATCTTGTTAATGGAGAATCTCCTCGCGATGCTTATACTAGAGTTGCTAAGACTGTAGCTAAAAGACTTTATAAACCTGAAATGGCTGATAAGTTTTTTGACTATATATGGAAAGGTTGGCTTTGCTTAGCTTCGCCTGTGCTATCTAATACAGGAACCGATAGAGGTTTACCAATAAGTTGTTTTGGTATTGATGTAGGAGATAGTATAATGGAAATAGGTAATAAGAATTTAGAAATGATGTTGCTCGCAAAACACGGTGGGGGAGTTGGCATTGGAGTTAATATGATTAGACCTGCCGGATCTAAAATTACAGGTAATGGAACATCAGATGGCGTTGTCCCTTTTTGCAAAATCTACGACTCAACTATACTCGCAACCAATCAAGGTTCAGTTAGAAGAGGAGCTGCTAGCGTTAATATCAATATTGAACACAATGACTTCCTCGAATGGTTGGAAATTAGAGAACCCAAAGGTGATGTCAACAGGCAATCTCTTAACTTACATCAGTGTGCTGTCGTTGGCGATAAGTTTATGCGAAAACTTGAACAAGGAAATCCAGACGCAAGGAATAAGTGGTCCAAACTCATCCAAAAACGTAAAGCAACTGGAGAACCATATATCTTGTTTAAAGGAAATACAAACAAAAACAATCCAGAAGCATATAAGAAAAATAGTTTAAAGGTACATATGACTAACATATGTAGTGAAATTGTATTACATACAGATGAGTCACACAGTTTTGTTTGCTGTTTGTCATCTGTAAATCTAGATAAATATAATGAATGGAAGAATACGAATTTAATATACGACGCGACCTGGTTCCTGGACGGTGTGCTCGAAGAATTTATTCAGAGGGCAAAGAATATGAAGGGGTTCGAATGCTCTGTTCGCAGTGCGGAGAAAGGCAGGGCTCTTGGACTTGGTGTCCTTGGGTGGCACAGCCTGTTGCAAAAGAGCGGAATATCTTTCGAAGGTTTATTAGCACAATTCAAAACGCGAGAAATATTTTCAAAAATAAAAATTGAAACTGAACGTGCTTCAAGAGCTCTTGCAGAAACATATGGTGAGCCCTTGTGGTGTGTGGGTACTGGTATGCGTAATACTCATTTAAGAGCAATAGCACCTACCGTATCTAATAGTAAGTTAGCAGGTAATACATCAGCTGGCATTGAACCATGGGCTGCAAATGTATTTACAG